CTTCAGTAGGACTGGGATTGTTCCAAGCAAGACTGATTGTCCGCTTTGTGCAAAGAGTGTTCTTGTGCATGAGTCCGTCAAGTGTACGACCACTGTCCGGCAGAGACTCATCATATATTCCGACAGAAAAAGAAGATGGGGTTTGCACCACTGCCCCATCCACGATAAGGAAACCAGTTACTGGATCTGCCATGTCTTTTACCTCACAGCACCAGCCGGATACATCCGAGCGTTACGCCGAGCATTACCTCTTTCGACTGCCCTTGCCAGCACTTCATCGTTCATCGTCTTAACGACAAGATTGATTTGATACGGTTGACCATTGTCATTTGCGCTCATTGCCATGCCGTACTGCATCAGTCCTTCGATCATGGCATTCTTTAACGCTTCAGTAATCTGATTGTTGTTAGCAACAGCAGTCCGATTGCCGATTCGACCAACCATTTCGGGATTGCCACGCTCGTTTGCAGCGAACAGATCCGCATCCGGGAAACCACCATGTGCGTAGAACGAAATCTTGGGCCAGGGAACTGATGCCACAATCTGATGCCCAAACAGGGATACGATTTTCTTCTCCGTGTTCCAAGAGAAGTGGAAGGTAGGCATATTCGTTATGCTCTTTAATCCGGCACGAAGATTTTCAGCAGCAGATGCACCGATTGACTTAAATGTGCCAAAAAGATTTCTGATAGGCACACTCACATGAGTCTCAAACCATCCACTTACGTTACCCCAACCGCTGGTAAGATTCGTTTTTGCGCTTGCAAATGCGTTGCTGATCGATGTTCCAAGACTGCTGAACACAGACGAAATAGGTACTTTCACGTTCGTGTCGAACCATGAGGATATTCCGCTGAACTTTGATGTGGCATTCGCTGCGGCTGTTGCAAAAGCAGTCGTGATGTTCGTGTTCAGATTGCTTGCATGACCCGAAATCGGACTATTGACATTCGTTTTGAACCATCCGGCGAACGGATTCCATTTCTTTTTGGATTCATCTACCGTCTGACCAGTCTTCTTGACTGCCGCATCACTCGTCTTTCCGTATTCCTTGTTGACTTGCTTATCAAGGTCATCGAGAACACCACCAGCACCACCGTGAACCTTGTCCTGTGCTTCCGGGAATGCTTCTTCAATCCACTCGTCAAACTTCTTGCTTATGCCGCCGAGAATGTCAATGCCGAATGTATCCTTGAGCCAGCCGTTCAGAAGTGCCAACCACGGTGTCATGACTTGCCATGCGGTAAGAATCATGTTTTTGACGCACTTCGTTATTGCCGCAAGAAATTCGGGATTGTTTCCGTCAAAGAACCCTGTCAGTCCGTTGATTATCGCCCTTGCCGCATAGAGTGCTATTTCATCGACATGAACCGCATCAAGAACACCATTACAGAACTCAATGAGTGACTCAAAAGCAGTCCTCAACGCCTGTCCGATGGTATTCCAGTTCAGATTACTAAAGAACGTGCCGATTGCTTCAACTATCTTCTTGCCGATTTCATACCAGTTGACGGTCTTCGCAAAGTTGATGAACGTAGTAAGCAGTCCGTTTAAGGTCTTCGCAACTCCGGCAGCAGCACCATTCCAGTTGAACGTGAGGAAGAAGTCGTTTACACTCTTTCCGAGTCCTGTTCCGAGTCCTTTCCAGTCAAACTTATCTGCCCAACCGTTATAGGCTTCGATGAAATGGTTTAGTCTTTCTGCAAGGTTCGCCGCCCAACTGCTACCGTTAAGTTTGTCAATCGCCTTGTTCATCTTTTCGGCAATCGCTTCACCAACACCAGTCCAGTCTCCGGCGAGAATCTTTTCACGCAGCTGCGATGCAAATTCAGCAAGCGAGTCTCCGGCGAGATCGACCGTCTCAAACATATCAGACGGATTCAGTCCACCAGCACCGCTACCGCCGCCGCCACCACCACCCGAAGAGTTCGGATCAGTGAGTGCGTGAATCTCATCGAACGACATGATAGTCTTCTTGAGGTCATCCATCTTGCTGCCAGCACCACCAGCGGAAGAGCCAGCCTTGTCGAGAGATGCGGCGTAATCAGTCCATACGGACTTTGCCTGGACTGCGAATCCCTTACCAGTCAGTGCAGCCATAAAGCGACCGATGGCATTGAGAGCAGACGCAAGCAGATTTATGAATGTTTCAACATACGGAGCGACAACATTGACGATCGGTGCAAATGCCGCCGCCCATGCGTTCTTTAGATAATTCAATCCCGAAACCATTCGGGAAATCGAATTGTTGTACTCCGCAGAATACTGTGCGAGATTGTCAGATCCTTCTTTGATACCACCAGTCAGCGCACGGATGAGACTCGTCAATGCTCTGCGGATGACCATCAGCGACAGGAATCCACCGAAACCTCTCCGACCGAAAAGTTTGCTTGTGTGTGTTTTTCCGAGTCCGAGCGCACTGAATACCTTTTTGAATCCTTCAGCGATTGCTTTCAGTTTCGGAGCTGCGCTGCCTACCTTCCGTGTACCTTCGGTAAACTCATTCTGTGCTTTGCTTGCACCAGCGATTGCTTCCTTGATAGCATCGTAGTGATTAAGCATGACAGACAAATCGTATACCGCATTCTGCATCTTCCTGTCGTTCGGAGTTATGCCAAAAGCCTGGTACTTTTCGATTTTCGCATAGAGATTTTCAATCTGCCTTTCGGCACTCCGTGCCATGCGCTCAAGGTCTTTGAGTCCGAGTCCTTCCGCTGGTTTCCAATCTGCTCCGGCAGCACCAAAGCGGTCGAATACATCATCGAGCGATTCTATGCCGCCCATCAATGCTTCTACTTCCGCTTCGACATTCTCATATAACGGAGCAGCTCCAGCAAACGCCTGTCCAGTACTGACAACGGCATCGTCAAGGTCGTGCATTGCGTCAGCGACTTCCTCAATATCTTCGGCATCGTCATGACCGATACCAGTTATCGTGAGGTCTGCCATGCGCTCATTGTTTCTCGTCTGTATCTCATCGATACGCTCCGAGATAGACTCAAGACGGTTCTGATAGTTCTGAATGTCGTAAACGATTCTCGCTATGGTGGTAGATCCCGGTTTGAATCCGAGTGCCTGTGCCTTGTCGAGTCTGTCATAAGCAGATTCGATTTTCTTCGTATAGGCATCAGATAGATCGGACAATTCCTTCAGTCCGAGTTTTTCTCCGGGATTCCAGTTAGTGCCGACATCAGCAAATTCTTCGAACACATCATCAAGTGACTTTGCGCTCTTCTTTGCCCTATCAGCAGACTTTGCGAGTTTTTCTATCTCCTTGGCAGCACTTGCGATACCCTTGAACCCTTCAGCAATAGCACCAAGTTCTTTGATGGTTTTCGCTTTTTCGGAAATGACATCAAGCACACTGCCGACTTTATTCAGTTTATCTTCAAGTTTGTCGAGTGACGCTAATGCTTGTTCTGCGCTCGACCATACCTCTACTTCAAGTGAACTAACTGTCGCTTTCGGCATTGTCCTGAATCTCCTCTTGCTGGGCAAATCGTTTGTTAAACTCCATCGCCCAGTTCATAAACCGTGCCGCTGCCATCTCGTCTCGATGTTCCTGTGCTTTTATGGTCTGTTTCTCTTTTTCAGCGGCAAGCAGTGCCTTTTCGGGATATGGACTCTTCTTCCCATCGATAGCAGCTCCGATAGCAAGCAGAACATATATCCCATTACGCCAAGCAGAGTAATCGACCAACAGTGCATCTGCTTCCACCTTTTCGTTGAAAGCGTCTTGCCAAGGTTTTAAACGCTTTGGATTCATATACCAAAACGCTTCATACGGAACACCGTATCGGGTAGCAATTGGAAGCCATACGGACATGATGTAGTCCGTATAGGACGAATACTTTACTCCGTCACTTCCTCTGTCTCGACCTTGGACTTCGACTTCGATTTCTTCTCCGTCTTCTCCTCGTCCAGTCCGAGTGCCTTGCGGAAAAAACCCGATTCACTGACCGCTTCCCCGAATGCAGACATAAGGTCTTCGATCGTGCCGCCGCCGAGAACGTGCTGTTCGATGAGCCGTTCTGCTTCTGCCCTGTCTTCGCCAGTGATGGCACACACGAATCCCATAGCGAGAAGAAACATCTGCTTCTTCTGAAACGCTTCAAGAACAGAGAAACCCTGTTCTTCCATCATCGAGAAGTGCTTGAACGTGAGTTCCGGCACGATGTAGTTTTTATTGTTTATTTTCAGCGTTTTCATTGTTTTTCTCCGTTTTTGAAATAAAAAAATAGGGGCAGCATGATGCTACCCCTTGTGTCGATTCTGCTTACGCTTACGCAAACGTGATGCCAGTGGACGGAAATACGTTGATGGTCATCTCACGGATGCCATTCACGCTACCTTCATTGACGGACATCGTGAGCAGTCCGCTCCAGGTGAACTTTCCCTGTACTCCGCTTGCACCGAAATCGAGTTCGAAGTTCTGCGAAGTACCCTCAAGTGCCTTGAGAGTCGTGAACTTCGTCTTATCCCAGTTGCAAGTGAAAGTCATAGTGTCCTGTGAAGCGACCCCTGGCACGAAGGTCTGGATGGTGTCTTCGAGGTCGGTGGTCTCCAAGGCATCCGGCTGCCCAAAGAGCGACGGATAGTCCTTAATTTCCGTGATTTTCGTGAGCGAAGTGCCAGTGCCGATTTTCAGCACCGTGTTGATCGTGGAAAAACCAGCAGACATAGTTTATTCTCCTTATGTGGTTGTGAAACGTGGAACATCATCGAGACTGTGGATGACTCTGCGGAATCGAGCGACCATGCGATACACGTTCGGACTTGACTGGTCGGGTAAATCACCTGGACCGTAGATCCGTTCGTATGTCATTGCTCTCATCGCTTTGCAAGCAGCTACGATGATATTCTTTGCTTCCGTGATGGATTTGTTGCTATAGGACTGGATTTCGACCGTGGAAGTGATTGCGACATCGTCTTCAAAACTCCCTTCGTCCAGTCCGATTCCGACTTCCGGCATATCGATTTGAATCACGCATAAAGCCGGAACTTCCGAAGGTGTTGCGGTTCTTGAATTTTTCACTGTTGTTCCAGGGTACTGTGTCTGAACGTAAGTTTTTACGTTTGTGAATACCCTGTTAATCGGATCAATCATTGCCAAACACCTTCTCTGCTATTGATTGAACTACTCGCACCATCTCTTCGCCACCTTGGTACATCGGCATTGCCGCTACCATACCAGTTGACCAGTGCATATTCCCATCGTCACCAATGTAATGCCAGCCTGGAGACGGTATTTCCCAGTTAGCGAAATCTGCGCTTTGAGGTGGAACTGTTGATGGATAAGTGCCAGCACCCACAGGAAACGGCATATCTACCGCAGCCGGATTCTGCGCTCCGTTTAAACCTTGCAAACCCGACCCAAACTCAAGGAACAGGATTGCGTCAGAAGCAACAACTATCCGTGCTTTGTAGTGACCGCTTTTGTGACTGTACTTGATATCAAGACTTCCGATAGTCTCACCAGTATCAACGTGTGCTTCAAGAATACTCTCAATAACATCGTATCCGGCTTCGGCTATCAGTTCTATGAGTAGATCAACTTTTCGCTTTAACTCTTCCCGATATGCCCTAACTTGCTTCGCCGCTTCCCGAAATGACTTGCCCGACAGGACGCAGTCAATTTTCATTTACAACCTCAACTGACGTATTATCTTCGGGCGTAGGCGTAGGTGTCGGTGTCGGAGTAGGCGTATGGTCTACTTCGTTACGCAAGCGAGATTTAATCGGGAATGCGAGAAAGTTCAAACCAGCTGCCGGACGAGCGGAAACAGAATAATCTGCGTCTGCCGGATCAGCGTGTCCGTTTTGAAGCGTTTGGGGAGTGTGAAGATAAATGAGCGATGTTTCGTTGATGGGGATATCAAGGTCATCTGTTACGATTCGCCGTTCAGCATCGATATCGATGCCGTAGATGTTCTGACTCGTTGTGCCAGCACCACCCGAATAACCTCTGCCCGGTGAGAGGACTGCTTCAAACTCGACAGGAACGGAGTAGTTGACAACAGGATCGCCAGTCTCGTCTCCGTTAGCGTCAGTCGCAGTAGTCATGGATTCGTATAGCGCATACCACATCGTGCGCTTGTTCTTTTCAAGCATCCGCATGGCAGTCACCTCATGCGTAATACGCAAACGGTACTACGCCGATGAACAGCGTTTCACGCTTAACGAATGTTCTTTCCTCACCGTTTTCAGCGACTCTCGACTGACCTTCAGCACCTCTCATGTTGAAGTCGTAAAGGGCAATGTTGTAGATGTTGGAGAAGAATCTCTGCATATCTGTTGCCACGAACGAACTATCCACATCGTGCGGATAATGCCGTTTCTGATAGACTTCCCGATAGGCGTTGTTGGTTTTTGTGAGTAAGACAGACTTGAGTGCGTCCTTTGGAGCGACATCAATAAGCAGCTCATTGTAAACCGACTGGACTAATCCGTTCAGCGGTTCGACCGTGACATCTGCCATACTGCTCACCTCACTTCTTCGTTGACTTCCGGGTCTTCTTTGGCTGTTTGACTTCCTTCGGCTCGTCAGTTACAGTCTCTTTTTTCTCCTCTACGACTACTTCCCAGCCGTTTCGGATATAAAGTTTGGTGAGGAAGTCTTTAATTTCGACTTCCCCACCGTTTTTGCGGACTCTTACCATCACGTTGTCTGCGGACTGGTCATGTTGATGGCGATAGCATCCTTCTTCATGTTGAGTACGAAGCAGTCGTAACGGAATCTGCCCTCGACAAGGAAGCCGTTTACTCCCGGAGGATTGTCGTGAATCTTGAAATCCTGGAGTTTGATCGGAGACGGAGCGCACATCGGGTTCGTGATGATGGCACTGCACGTTGCCGGGAAGTAGGACGAAGGTGCTTTGATGATCGGAACACCATCGACCTCACCGACCTGTCCGTTGAGGATGATGCGCTGACCGATGTCACTCGCCTTGATGAATGCCGGATCGAGTTTGAGGTAGTTATAGAAAGCCGGAGTCACGATGGCAATTCTGCCACCGACAGGGGCTTTATCCTCATCGATCGCTTCCTGCATCGCCAGGAAGATTTCGTAGGCATTGCTCTTGGACGGTTCGGTCGTTACCACGTTGCCAGCACCAGTTGCCAGTGCGGCGAGACGATAAGCATCGATCTCCGGGATGACCACATGGTCGATTTCTCTACGGAGCGCAGCAGCCGCAGCCATGACACCCATCGTGTCATCGACAGACTTGCGGTCAATCGTGAACGTGAAGGAACGATCCTGGGAAAGGGTCATGGTCTGAACCACGTTCTGAAGTTCTGACGGAGAACCATACCGAGAGCTGCCAGTCAGCGTGTAATCGACAAGGTCAACGGTCGGGATGCTGTACACCTTGACAGCCTCGACACCGACCCAGTCATAGTTCTGATTGACAAGGGAATTGGTCAGCGAACCAAGCCGAAATGCTTCATCGACAAGGTCGCTATACTTTTTCGCATAGTCGATAGCCATTTTTTACCTCTTTCTGCGTTGGTTAGTTGGTTAATACGAATCGGGGTTGAGGAAAGCCTTTTTGAACGGATCTTCGTCCTCTTTGCCGCCGTTTTCACCGTGTCCGGCATTGATTTCCGGGCGAGAAGCAAGCAGTTCTTCCTGTGCCTTTTTGACAGCCGCACTGATTGACGCATCCCGGTGAGAAGCAATCTTCTCCATCAGTGTATCGATGTCGTTATCGGCTTCCAGTTCCGCACATTCCTTGGCAAGTTTTTCGTCCATGCCCTGTTTGAGGTAGCGATTAGTCGCTTTCATCATTGCCAGTTCACGTTCGACTGCCTTGAGGTGGTTCGACCGCTCTTCTTCCGCTTCACGCTTGGCTTCCGCTTCCTGTTCTTCCTGTGTCTGCCTTGCACGAAGCTGCTTCTTCCAGGTTGCCGCTTCAGACGATGCCTTGGTGACTGCGTCCTTATAGCGTTTGTTCTCTGCCTTGGCGGCTTGCAGCTGGGCGAGAAGTTCTTCTACCGTAAATTCGGGTTCGGAAGTTTTCTCTTCGGGTGTCGGGTTCTGTTCATCGAGTCTTTCATCAATTTCTGCCATTTGTTTCTCCTTGCGATTAAGGTCTTCTCTGACCGTTGCGATTTCCGTCTTCTCTGACGATTTTTTTGTGATATGTGAAAAGCGCAGTGGTCACAATGAACCACCACGCTTAACCCCATGAGATTTATGTTTAGCCGATATACTCCAAAGAGCAGCGGCAATTTAAGATGTTCGGGAGTGACGCACCAAGCGATGTGTCTTTTGGATATTGCATCAATTCGTCACCAACCACGAACGGATCAAAGATATCGACCATCTGACCATCGGCAGCACCGTGCGCTGGGCGTTCACGACCGTCCATGATTGTGTGCCATACTTTGAATTTCTTCCGTTGGCGTACCGCTTCATCGTAGTCGTAGTCGTTCCAAAACGTGTTTGAGACATCTTCGGCATTTTCTTTGGCACGGTCTTCGGAAAGCGTAAACGGATCTGACCGTCTGTTCCGAGTCGTATCAGCGATGCTGTCAGCAATCGCAGTGACCATGTCATCAGTGTTGTCCGTCTTACGAACATCATCCGGCAGAGAGTCACGAATGCGCTGGCGAAGGTTCTTTCTCATTTTCTCTTCGTCAACGAGTCCGTCCATCGTGATAAACCAAGCGAAGAAGTCAAGGAACTCTTCCTCAAGGTCTTCAGCAAGGCTTATCCGTCTGTCTCTCTGCTTCGGAGTGATATCCATTTCACCGAAGTACTGCTCAAACTCCATACTCCGGCGTTCGATACCGAGACGATTCATCTCGTCAAACGACATGATGGTCATCATAAGGTATCACTTCCGTTCCGTCTCTCGCCACGCATCACGGTCGAAAGATTCTGAACAAATCCCTGTGTGATCGGACTGTTCTCTTCCTGGTCGGATGTGTCTGCTCCGGCACGGTCTTGCGAGTTCTGTGCGTCCTCTCGCTTCGTGTATGCGGAAACGTAAGTGTTCTCCGCACGGTTGATGATGGCATCCTGGTAACGAGTAACGACATCCATCGAATCTGCCCAAACTTGAGCGACATCCGGGAAGAGATCGACAGTCTCCATTGCCGCACGACCGTTTATGCCGGATTTAATCATCGTCACCATCGCATTGACCTTCGACACAAGGTCGTAAGTCTTGTTCCGAGTGAACTTCGGCAGAACATCTGACGGATTAAGAGTCAGCAGAGGACTATCTTCATCAAGTCCTACTGTCGTGTGGATGCACTTGATCTCCAAGTTTGCCACTTCCATCATGCCCTTGAACAGGGTTCTCTCTTCCATCGCCGCCGCAGATTCGGCAGCTGCCCAGCCGGAAGACATCGACATCGCAGTACCAGTAGATCCACCACCCGGTTCTGACTGGAGCGGAACGTAGCACTTCTGCAAGATGAGATTGCGCTTGCTCTCGATATTCCTCTGAACACCGTCAAGTTCCAACGTGGAGTGCAGCGGTTTTATGTTCGGCTTGCCGCCGCTGATGGTGTTCGTCATGACCCACTGACCACCGACTGGCGGCTTGGGTTTTCCGTTCTCATCGACAGGCAGCGAGAAGTCGTTGCCCCACCAAATCTCCTGTGTGGTTTGGGCAATCGTGTTCGCAAAGTCACTGACTTCGGCATTCAGAGCATCCATGTCGGAAATCTGACGCTCAAAGCAACCAGTCCTGTCCGGCGCTCTTTCAAACTCGACAATCGGAATCATTCCGAGAGGATTCCTATCCCCACTTCGGTCAAGTTCTCGCCAAATGTTGACTTCCTTTCGCTGCTTCGTAGTCTCGTCAACGATGGACACAAGGTTTAGAACCTCAAAC